GGAAGTCGGTTGGCTACCACAAGATTATAGACTCAACCGGGAACGTAACGGTCTTGGCTCCTGATTCGGCCGTAACGAATGGCGTTCAAGGACACAACGCTACGAGCCTTCATGTGAGTTATATCGGAGGCAAGGACAAAGATGACCGTAGTATCGGCCAGCGTCAAGCGATTGCCGTGGTGCTGCTGGATTGGCTTAAGAAGTACCCTACCGCAAGGATATGCGGACACAGGGACTTTCCGGGTGTAACCAAGGCTTGTCCCCAGTTTAACGCTGAAAAGGACTACGGCTACCTGTACCTAACTGCCAGCGGTGTAAAACCGGTCGCAGGGGGCGAAGGAAGCAAAGACTTGTAATTCGGGACCTCTTCGGTCCTTGCCCACAAAGCGTCCTGCTTCGAGGGTCATCCAATATCCGCCCAAAGGCTTCGGGCCTCTTCCACGCTCAACGTGAAAGCCCATATAACCGTCTGCCCATTCTTCTTTGTAAGTCGCAGTCCTGACTTGATGCACGGGCTTTTGAAGAATTTGGTGAGTAGTACGCACATATCGGTTGACGATGTTTTGGTGATAGTAGAGTTCGTGAACGTGGCCCTGCCAAGTGCAGTCGTAGCCTTCAATGCTCGCAAGGATTCGTTGGTCTTGAATGACTCCCTTGGTTACGGGTCCACCGCCCCCGGAGCCGTGATAGTAGTGCATGATGAAGTTGCAGCGATGGTCCGGGTCGTAAATCATCTTGAAATCAAGAACCCCACCATAGCCCCCGACTTGAATGTCGGTCTTGCAGGAATGGTTGAGTATTGTTGCGAACCGAAGGAGGATGTCCGTTTCTTGGTGTTGGATAATGCTTGTTTCGTGGTTCCCGTAGCCAAGGACCAGCAGGAGGTCTGCATAGGGTCGGAACCATTCGACGGCCGTGTCAACGATAGAATCCAAGTACCTGCCGTTGTTATGCTCTGTGCGAATGTCGTCCTTGGAGCTGCGAGGGTCGCCCTTGCCTTGCATCAAACAAAAAAAGTCCCCATTTACGAGGACTTTCGCACCCCTGCGCTTGGCTTCTTCGAGGTGGTTGGTAAGCAATGCCCTGTCGCACTTGGGGTTGTCCCAGTGCAAGTCAGAGAGCAAAAGAAATTCTTGGGTTCGTCCGCACTCAATGGCGTGGACGTTTTTGGAATGCTTGGTTACTTTCATGAGAGGCTTTTAAGTTTGGCATTCTCGGACTGGAGTTCATGAACCAGTTGTTCCATGTCTTCCAATCGTTGACGCAAACTTACGACCTCGTTACGAAGTTGTGTTAATTCTTTGTTTTGGGACTCGCTGGTAGCCTGCCACATAGCGAGGACCGCTTGGGCTTGCCTGACTTGCAGAGAGTCCGATTCAACACGGCCCTTGGTGAACCAAGCGACCGCTCCACCGACGATTGCTGCAACGCTCCCGACGATAGTGGTTTCTATCAGGTTCACTTCTTGACCTTTACTTTATCGATTGTCATCCAACCAACTGAAAGCAAGGTGATTAATGCACCGATAATCTCTTGCAAGGTTTCGGTGTCCAAGAGGCCCTTGGCAACAAGTGTACCACCGATGAAGGTTAACAGGTGGCGAAGTAAAGCGATGACGGCTGATTTCATTATTGGGAGTTTAGGGGTTTCGGTGTTGCGTTTGCGGAATAATCTCATAGGGATTTGTGTTGGTTGTAGTCCTCCGTGTACTGCTCATCCCATCCGAGGAAGGAGTGAACTCCGCAGGGTTCGGGCCAAGTTTCGTACTGGGTAGCCTCTTCGGGAGCGTCGCCCTCCCAAAGGATGTCGTAGCAGATAAAGCCATCCAAGACCCCAAGGTCAACGGGAGCGGTCGTGCCTGTGCATAGAGCCAGCACCTTGTCAGCGTCGGCCTGCTTGGGGAATGCGTACTTGCGGAAGGTAGCCATTACAATGTGGTGAGCGACTGAAGTTCAGCGTTCGTGAGCCTTGTGGTGTAGAGGGCAGCAGCACGGATGCGGTCGTTAAAAAATAGGGAGGTATCAAAATTACCTATGCGAATTATATTGTAATCGCCAATAACGTTACCAGAATTACTTGTTGCCACTGATGTTCCATTGACATAAAAAGCAAAGTCATTCTGCTTATACGCCAATGCTAATTTGTAAATGCCTGATGTTAATGACCCGGATGCTGTTTGTAAATTAACAACAGTTGTAGGACTGCTCGTTGTGTCAATTATTGCCCCTCCCAATCTATTTGTAGATTTACTTAAAAGAATGTATTGAGCCGATGTTTTGAAAAGAGTTAAAATCCTTCCATCGGTTAAATTTCTTATATCCACCTCCGCATAAATCGTCCCCTCGGTCTGCCCGATGCATCCGCTTACTGCGCCTGTTACGCTTATCACGTCTGCGTTGCGGGTTACCGCTGCGGTGGTTGTTGGGATGAACGATGTCGGTATTGCACCGAGTTCGATTTGCGGGGCAGCGAAGGACATTTGAGTGCCCGAAGCAACGGTAGCAACAACACTACTTACCGTTGCGAGTGGACCCATAAGTATTCGGTCAAGAGTTCCACTTGCGGTCAGCGTAAAGGTTTCCGAACACCGATAAACATCGGTTCCCCATCGCTCTACTCTGCGAATTCTATTGATAGCACCTGCTGGGCTATAAATAGCACCGCTTGAAAAAGAACCGCTAACATCAAAACCCCCACCCAAATCACCAACACCTACAATGCCAATCCAATAACCACCAATCGTATGCGCTCCAGTTTGACGCATCAAAAAAGAAACCGTATATGTTGAACCACTCGCCAATGCTGTATTTAAAACTCTACGGACAAAAACGGTCGAGGCAATACTTCCCGATGCCGATGCGGTTATCGTATTACCCGACACCCCAATAACATCAACATAACCCGAAGCCGTGTTACCACCTAATGTCCAACTCGTTGCGGTGTTATCCGAATTTAGAACCAAGTTCTGCGCACTCGGCTCCACCAACAACGCAGGGCAGCCAGCCGTTCCTCCGCTCGTATAGTAATCCAATCGAGGCACACCGCTTGCAACGCTTTCAATGACCCCAGCCGAATTGAATCGGGTCGCAGTCGTTGCACGGGTTACGTTAAAGTCCCCCGATGAACCAAGGACCAACCCAGCCGAAGTCGTAGCGATTTGGGTGTAGAGTTTCCCCGTCTTAAAACGAGCAGGGACGATAAGTAGTGATGGGCTTGCAGGCATCTGCTATGCGTTTAAAAGATTATACATTCGGACTTCGAGGCAGTTGATGAAGCGAACTTCCGCAGCGTCAGCCGAGTCGGTATTCGCCCGTTGCATAAACGGCAGCCAAGAGTTTGAATAAAAGACGAAGAAATCGTAGGATTGGAAGGAGTTAAGGAATCGGGTTTGGAGGCATCCATTGACCGCAGCCTCGGCAGGCAAAGCCCCGTCAGCGTCTGCACGTTGGTTGAAGGCAAGCCAAAACGGATTGCCACCGCCAAGCAGTTGGTTTGTGGGATAGCCGTAGCCGTAACCTATCAGCATTGCTTACAGGAATGTGAAACCGATAACCGAACCCACCGAAGGCGTAACGGCAGTAATCTTACCGCCATTGCGTCCTGAAATCACGATGCCAGCGGAAAGGGACTTGCCACTAAAGTTGTAAGCGGTTAGCAGGTTCTCACTTCCAGTTCCAGTAAGGGTTGTGAAGGTCGCAGCGGTGTTGACTACAAGGAAGTCGTAGTTCTTCCCGGTAACAAGTCCATCAATGAACTCCATCGTACCGCCTTGGCCGAGCATTTGTTGCAATATGGGTGTAGGCATTTTTTAGCGTTTAATTGTAAATGTCTTTTATGTGGGAATTTCACAAACCGAGTGGCCGTAAGGAATCTCAAAGGTCATCGTCGCCTGCCATCCTGCCGTGCGGTCATCCCGGCTCTCTACGAAGCGTGTAAGCGATACGGAGGCACTAAGGGTCCAGTCCTCGCTTGGGTCGTTTGTAAGGGCTGATATAAAGTCCTGTGCGATTTGCAGTTGGTCGCTTAGGACCTCGTCCTCGTTATCCTGCCAACCCAGCGTAGGGCTGCCCGAAACCACTCCGCCCATCGGCTTGATGGACTCAACACGGTCAGAAAAGTAAACCCCAACCACCAAGTCCAAAGTACCAGCGTCAGTACTTGCAGACTGCACGTCCGCAAAAACGAGCGGATAGACGATGCGTTCACGGCTTGGGGTTTGTAGGTTGATAGTGTTGTCCGTGCCGATTGCAAGAGGGTCGCCCGTCCCGAAGGAATTTACTTGAGGATGAGCATTTGCAAGGTCCAGCAGGGCTTGCTTGATTTTTATCCAAGACATAGGCTTGTAGTTTCAGTATGTTTTTTTTATGCGCTCCCATGCTTAGCAGTCATTACACGCCCCGAATTGGCCGTAGGGGTAGGGGTAGTCCAAGTTGCTGATTCCCATCCTTCGGTTGCGGTCCAAGACCATCCCGGTTCGGTAGTTGGTGGCGTTCGGGTAAATGGTATCCAAAGCAGAAGGAGGCGAGTTCCACAAGGGATAGGAGTTGCGGTTCTCCATCAGGTAGCGAGTAATGCGTTCGGAATACCACTCGGCATCGTTCTTGACCTTATCGGTCAGCCGGGTAATCTCTTCCATGCTCATTTGGGAGGATTCTTCGCTCGTTCTACGGACCATACCCTTGTTCATGTATTTAAAGGCCAACACCATCGGCAACTCGTAGTAGAGCCACTGAATCATTGCAGGCTGGATGTAGTCCTCCAGCAGCGTTTGATTGAGGGCAGACGTTGAACCGCTGACGACCTGCGTAACCAATTCCCCGTACAACGGAGAGCCAACAATGGGCTGAATCCGCATCTCTTGGACCTTGATGACCGTTGGACGGATTTGGGTGTAGGATACGTTCTCGTTGATGATGCTATTGTCCAGTAGCGTTTCTTCGCTTATGAATAGTGCCTTCATGCCTTCGTGATTTTATTGCCTTTGCGGATTACCAACTGCTGCTCCCATACATGGCGACATTGTGGCCTGTTCACTCCGCTGGGCGTGTGATACCAACCGCCCCTCCTGTTCCAAACCGAGTAGCCCATTATCGCAGAAATCCCGTCGATGTCATCCCTCGTGTAAACCTTGCCTTGCCCTGCCAAGTCAAGCATCACCTTGCAGAACTGACGGCTCGAACCTTTGTCCTTGTTGCTGAAACCCGTGGCCCATGCGTATTTGTAGCGGACCTCAAGTACAGGCTCGGCAACTTCCTTTACGCCCTTGGGTAGGTTCTGCTCGGCAATCTTGTCCACGGCCCTGCTGATTGGGTAGCGGTCCTTTGTGATAAGGTAGGCGACTCGCTTGGCGACCTTGGCTTTGCTGACACCGAACTCCTTTGCCATTTCTTCAACCGATGCGTCCCGGTTCTTCTTGCGATACGCCTCAATCTTCTTATCAAGTTCAACCTCTTCTTCGCCCAGTTCGGCAAAGGCCAAGCGGATGTTTTCGTCGATGTTGGCATCGAACCGCATCGGCTTGGAGTGCATGACATGATAATCGTCGGCATGGCATCCGAACTTGCTTGCAACCACTTCCAAGACCTTGAACTCTTCGTCGCCCCATCCGTAGTCTTCGTCGTCTTCTTGGCCACATTGAGGCTCACTAAACTCTTGTGACTGCACTCCGAGCATCGTGTCAATCTCTTGGGCTGATAGACCGAAGCCTGCTGACAACATGGTCCGAGCCATTTCCAACGTGATTTTTTCTTGCATATA